CTCATGCACAAAAGCATGATGAAACGGCGCTGGTCTTGCTCCGATAGCATCTGAACTTTTGGGTCTGATAAGAACTCAGCGTGGAGTCTGAACCAAGGGTTGCTCATGCCACCTTCCCCCATGATTGATAATTAAGATTGGGAAGGATGAGGCGCAGATCGGTCAGCGCAGACTGAGGGACGAGCCATGATGGATCGCCACCATTTCCCCATGACTGCTCCCAGAAACGATCCACCATCGCGTCAGCGCCTTTGATGGCGCCGTGGATGACGAACTGAGGTAGAGATGCTGGCATCTCCTTGTAGGTCACAAGGACGAAATACCGATGAGCCCTTTCACGATCTTTCTTGCGTATGATTAGACGCCCGTTAAAATGATGGGTCGCCCTAACCTCAATGCCATTGGATAGATCGGCATCGTCCGGGTCATAGCCGCCCTTCAATGCTGACGGATATGATCCCGTAAACCGACCGACAATAATCTCAGCCATGACAGACCAGACTTCTGACTCAGGCGTTGTCGATACGCCATGACCAGAATTTTGATCGCGTGATGCTCTGAGAATTTCACGGCGACGGCCAGCCTCGCTCCATGCGTGAGAATATTCGCTCCGGGTTATGAGGGTCGTGTATTTGTTCATCGTCCACCCTCCGGCCAAATCTCATCGAACTCTCGGAGAGCTTGTTCACGCACCTCTGGCGCGTCAGGCAGGATTGGTTTGCCTTTGCCAGCCCATTTGTATCGAGCCGTATAGCCGTCATCGAAGCCGCTATATTCCCATCCAAGATCCTCGTAGAACTTGCGGATATTGTGCGGCACATAGATAAAGATTCCACCCTTAGCCATCAGCGTTGCCCCTTCTCAAGAGCCGCTTCGATGCGGGCGATGATCGTATCGATGATGTCGTTGATGAACTCGCGCTCAGACTTGGAGCCAGTAACCTGCCCGCGCTTCTGATCTTCTCTGACTTTTCGCAAAGCCATTAATTGTTGCGATGGAGAATGTTTCATCACGCCCCCCAATAAACATTGTTGGAGGATGGGGCGAACAAACGATTGCGAAGCAAAAGAATATCGTGCGCAACCTTATGATTATCCACGACCAATCGCTCAATCTTTCTGATGCCAGATAAGATCGTTGTATGATCGCGCTGAAATGATCGGCCAATCTGGGTTAGAGATTGCGTCGAACAACTCTTGCAGAGATAAAACGCCAGATGGCGTGGATAAATAAGATCCGCGCAGCGACGATCGGCTAGAAGATCAATCTCGCTGACGTTAAAAAAGTCACATATGACTTGAACAACTTGGCGGGTGATTGGCTTGTATGGAACGTGGGGATATTCGCCATACTGATTTTTATAAACGATTTGTTTGGTTTTCTTGGTTGAAGGAACCTCAACAATCTTTGGCGCTTCAACAACAGCCGGCGGTGCAATTTGAATTGGCTTGACCACAACGGTTGCTACCGTTGTTTTTGACATGCCCATTCTTTTCCAACGCTCTTTAGCGGCTTGATGATAATCCTTTTTTGAGATGCTGGTAGACATCATTGTTCTAACCCCTCAATCGTTACGATTGTTTCCGACTTGTGGCCGTATGATTTTCTTGCAATGCTCTCGACCACCTGAGCATCGTCATTCCAGACAACGCCGTTAAGCGCGTCTTCAATGATCTTTTGAATGTTTGATAAATCTGGGCGCGATACTTTCCAGAACGTCGCGTCTTTTCTTTTTTGCGACCATGACTCAGGACGAGAGTATCGAGCCTCGATCGTCAATCTGAGGGCGCCATCAAGCAATCGTTTATTTGTCATCGACGTATGAGCGATGATTTTCACCATCGACATAAATTGAGATTGCTTGGCAGGAGTGAAGCGGCGTTTACCCATTGAACCAGCGCGGGCAAATGGAACTGGATCTCCGGGGATGACAAAGGAAACAAGCCGCATCTTATTCTCTGAAGAAATGCCCCCGATCACGACATCGAGCGTGACCGGGGAAGTTGGCGCGGGGTGAAGAAATGGGGAGATCCCCGCGCGGGAGGTTAGTCTTTGCGCAAAGACGTTCGCGCTCTTGTCCATTTGAAAATGGAGAGATCGGGCTCAAAGCCTCGGCGCTTTAATGCGCGGTGTAATTCCGGGTATCGGTGAGCCGGTATGTAACCTTGCTCTTGCCAATAAATGATCGCAGTCTCGCGGAGATCGCAGAGTGCAGCGACGGAGCGACGACCGCCTAGCGCGGTAATCAGACCGTCTAAGGTTTTGACTGATTTGCTCATTTTCAGACTATTAAGGGGCTCTTAATGCCTGTCAAGAAGCATTAAGGGTGTCTGAATAAAATATTTGGGGGTTTCTACTTATTGTGTTAAGAAATTCTTAACGCTATACGGTTTGTGGAATCTGTTGAGTCAGGGTAATTGTGAGTCTATGGAAAAATCTGATTGGAAATCAGTCGGGGACCGCCTTAAAGCGATACGCTTGGCCAAGGGATTTACAATCCAAGCGGGCTACGCAAGGCTGATTGGCTACGAGCCGCCGACTTATAATATGTGGGAGCGCGGCAATAGCCCCTTCCCTGTAGAAGCGGCCATGAGGGTTTGCACCTTTACTGGCGCAACCCTTGATTACATTTACAGGGATGACATTTCTTCTTTGCCGACGAGTTTGATGACATTGCTCTCGTCAAACTCAGACGACGATCCCCCGCGCAATGCCCGCGCCTCAACCTCGGCCAAACGTTCGTCCAAATAATCCTGAGTCACTGGCACCCGCCCCTGCGGGTAAAGTGTGCGATCTTGAAAGAGCCAATAGTCCGATAGCTCACGCATGAGATCGAGAACAAAATAAAGATCCTGAGCGTCTTTTGGCAATTGCGAGGCTAATTGCATCGCAAGATTGCGTAAGTCCCTGTTACTCATACGCTACCCCTACATTTTACATGCAACCAAAAACACAACAGAAGTCATTGAGCAAGATCAAAACTTAGTCATTGATAAAAAAAATCTTCAGACGTTATTAACAGGGTCCATTAAGAAACTCTGAATATTTTATTGCCTATTAAGAGCCTCTGAATATATTGTTGTTCTTCCGATTTGAATGGAGGAACGAAATTGAGGCTGATTAGCACCGCTCACTACATGCTTGAGGGCGATGTCAAAATGAACATCGTCGAATATAGCGACAACCCAGAAGTTGGCGCTGTGTTCATCAACGTCACCGATAACGGTGGCTACCCAAACATCATCTTCTCAACGACAGAAGTTAATCGGAACAAATGGGCTCGCGCCATTGCTGCGTTTAACGCAATCATGGGAGAGCTTAATGCTGACTAAAGAGCAGATTGAGCGCCGCCGTCATTTCCTTGGCGGCTCTGACGCAAACATCCTTGTTGGCGGTGATCCAGAAAAGATCCGCAACCTTTGGTTGTTTAAGCGCGGCCTTATCGACGCTGAAGACTTGTCAAACAATCTCATGGTGGCGCTTGGCTCATTCACTGAGCCCTTTAATGTTGCTTGGTTTGAGAAACAAACAGGCAAAACCGTAACCAACCAAGGCGATGAAAGATCATCATTTGATGAGCCTTTTATGAGCTGCACATTAGACGGGATGGTTGACGATGAGTAAGTGGGTCTTTGAAGCAAAGCATGTCAATGCTTTTGCCAAACCAGAAGAAATACAAGAGCGTTATTACCCGCAGCTCCAACACAATATCTATGTGACTGGCGCTGATGGTGCATATCTCTCCGTCATTTACGGCAATCATAAGTGGGAAGTTTATCAAATCCCGCGCGATGATGGTTATATCACAGGGCTTATCGGCGTTGAGCGTCAGTTCTGGCGTTGCGTAGAAACAGGTGACGAGCCTGTGCCAGTTGAGCCACCAAAGGCCAACGTCGAAGCTGTGCGCAAAGTTGATATGAGCGACAGCAATTCATGGGCTGAACACGCAAACGTATGGCTCGCCAATAAAGGCTACGCCAAAGCGTTTGAAACATCCGTCAAAGAGATCAAGGCGCTTATCGAGGAAGATGTTGCCGAGGCTTTTGGCCACGGCATTAAAGCATCACGTTCAAAGAGCGGCGCTATAACAATCAGAGAGTCAAAATGACTGAGGCCATAAAAAATTTTTACACATGTAAGAGAGAAGTTTTGATGGTTTTAACCAACCTTCATACGGATAAAAAAGGCGCTTATAAAAACGCCTATTCTTCTCTGGCAAACACGCTTGAAAGTATCATCAAACTCTACGCCGATCATCACTTGGTATTTTCACAATCAACTTTTGTTGAGGGCGAACTTGTTCAATTAAAAACATCTCTGACATGCGACCTCACTGGCGAGAGTGAGGAATGTATCATGCCAGTAGCGCGGTTTCCTTTGCCTGACAGTCAGAAATTCGGCAGCGCATTATCATATGCGCGCCGCTTCTCGATGCAGACGCTTGGCCTTGTCGCGCCAGATGAAACGCTGGAGGACGATGGCGAAGCAGTTAAGGGCATAGCTATTCCAGCGCCTAAGCCGCCAAAGCCTAAAGAGGAACCAAAGGCTGAGCCAGTAATTCCAATGACGGAGGAGGAATCTTCCGAGGCTCGTAAAAAATATCTTGCACAACTGGCGCGCATAACAACGCGCGAACAGCTCAAGGTTTGGGCGAAAGACACAAAGCAAGAGCGTGATCGCATGGACGTTGCTGACCAAGCAGCGATCAGAACTGAGTTCAACAATATCGATACAGATTTGAAAGGATAAGTCATGGCTGAGTTTGATAAAAAAGGCACAGGCACATTAAGCGAAAACGAGCGCAAGACTGAGTCTTGGCACCCAGAGCAACGTGGATCTGGCGTTTGGTTTGATGGAACTGAGTTTTGGATCGACGCTAAAGAGCGCGAAGGTCGCAACGGCGGCAAGTTCTTATCATTAAAGTTCAAGCTGAAAGACGGCGAAACCAAAAAGGTGCAGGTTCAAGTCACGCCTGACAACCTTGACGACGAAATTCCGTTTTAAACAGAAACGGAAATTTCATTACGGTGACTAAAACAACTGCCAGAAAAAAGGATCATTAAAATGGCTAAAGCAAAGCAAGTAGAAGTAGAAGTAACAGAGCTGCACACACGCAAACTTAATTGTTTGGTTGTTGGCGAGACGCCCTTAATCATGAACCGCTTTAGTGAAAAAGCGCGTCAAGAAATGCTTATGCCAGCGCCAAAAAAGAACCGCGCTGAAAAGGCTACGTCATTAAAGCACGACCCTATCGCTGAGTTTCGTAGCGGCATGTATATGAGCCGTTCTGAAAATTATCCAACGGCTGTCCATCTGCCGACAAATTGTTTCCACAAAGCAATAGGTCAAGCGGCGGTTGATATGCCCGGCGCAACACGCGCCGCTATCATGCGCTTAACTGGCATTACATCGCACACAGTTCATTTCTATGGATTGCCATCGATGTTCTGCCGCATGGTTCGCAGTAGCGGGATGAACAGTGTTCCAGATATGCGCACCCGTCCGATCTTTAGAGAATGGGCCTGTGCATTGGAGATTCAGATTGTTTCTAACTTGGTCAAAGAGAGCCAAGTCTTGAACCTTCTGGCTGCGGCTGGAACGATTGTCGGAATTGGCGATTGGCGCCCACAAAAGGGTGGCAGCTTTGGTCGTTTTCGTTTGGTTACTGCGGATGACGCTGATTGGTTGCGCATCACTCAGCATCAAGGTCGTGAAGCACAGATAGGCGCGATTGAAACTCCTGTTTCATTTGATGATGAGACGGATGAATTGATGTCGTGGTTCTTTGATGCAGCGGCAGAGCGTGAACTACGTCCAACACTTCCCGGCAGTTATGCAATTGCAGCGGAATAATTGAGATGGGCTGCGCCGGGAAACTGGCGCAGCTTTTATGCGCGGCAGGTGAGGTGAGGTTGGGACAGGACCGGAGACGCAAGGCAGGAAGGGCTACTTCTGGAAACATTAGGCTAGGCAAGGCTGGATAGGAAAGGTCTGGTTTGGCGCGTAGAGGCGCGGCGCGGAGAGGCAGGAGTGGGGTGGCTAGGTGTGGCGCGGAGCGCAGAGGCGGGTTGCGGCAAGGCAGGAAAGGTGGGGCGAGGAATGTTCCGGCGAGCAACGGATTGGCGCGGCAGGAAAGGTGGGGCGAGGACAAGCTT